TCATCTTGATGTAGAGATCATCGGAAAGCCCAAAGTTGTCGAGGTCCAGCAATTGAAAAGTGATGTACGGCGTGTCCGTTCCAACAAGACGATCATACAGGCCGGTGCTGGCCAGAAACTTGTCGTGAATTGCTTCAATCATGATCAATGCCGACTGGATGGTGGGGTCGCGTTTCCACCATTGAAAGAACCACGACTGGTCTTCGATCAGAGGACGCAATGACTCTACTTCAGATGGCCGCGTGTCTGGAAACCACCGCACGAGATTATCGAAGAACTCCTCGCTGCTGGCTCGGACCGCGTAGGCGAACCTGGACCGGCCATTTGTGTTGGTGAAGCCCTCAAAGTCTTCAGATGACTCGTCCTGCCACGCGAGATACCAGTGCAATAGAAATAGGGTGGTGAGTCTCTGCTGACCGTCGAGCGGACAAAAGCGGGGCTCAGATTTGCCTTCCATGCTCCCGTAGACAAAATCCAAGTCCAACGGAAGGGTCTCGTCATCGGGAGCCTTGGCCAACGCCGAGTAGAGCGCGTCGAGAAACAGGTTCCTCACTTCGGATGCGGACTCTCGCCCCTGCGCATAATCTCGCTGGATTATCGGTATCTCGACGTGAGAATGATGGTCGAACAATTCACGAAACGTGACTCGAATCCCCAGAACATCTTTCGTTGTATTCATTCCACGACATCCTTGGCAAAGAAGGTCGAAATCGTCTCAACGATGGTGCCACGATAGGCATCTCGATCGTCTTTGCCCCAAAACATCATCTTGCCGATTTCCTTGCTGTAGCATTTTAGAAACACGTTCTTCGTGCAAATCGGAACGAAGGTCCCCTCGCGGTCCAGCCCGATGACTCTGCTTCGCTTAACTGGAAATACAGCGTTCTTGTAGCTGCGGTTCGTGCTGGAATCGAGCAACGCAAGATTCCCCACGCCGTTGTCAGCTTCAGTGTCTTTGGGTTCCTGGAACTGTGCCAGGACATCACTGTAGAGGTTGTCGAATGCGTCAACGTCAAACGTGTCCGATTGGAGAATCGCTTTGGCGCGATCGCACAGATCCTTGCTCTCACTCACATCGCCCAAGTGTGTGACAAAGTCGCGAAGCCAGTCCTCGCATCGAGATTGTTGGTCTGGTTTGTCCGACTTGACGGAACGAACGTGTTCAATATCCCAGCTTGACTTCTTGAAATGGTGGAACGGAAACCGCAAGCTCGACTTGGGATTGAGGAGTATCGTGGCCATATTGAACAGCAACAGCAGCGATCGAATTGTGTTGTGATCCGTGTCGTAATCCAGACCCTCGACAAACTCTCGTACTGCGGATTGGTAGTCATCGAGTGTTCCGCTTTCAGGGATGCTTCGCCGGAGAAGTCTCTGAAAAATCGTCCGTCTGAGTGTAAGGCGAAATTCACTTTTGGTGATGCCGTTCGCGGACTTGCGGAGTTCACTGAGCTTAACGCCATCGTGGATCAAATATCCGACGAGATGAAATAAGACGCGGTCGTTGAACCACTCCTCAAGTGTCATGAATGACTGTTTCACATTGAGCCACTCTTCCTCCGCTGTCACATCCGCACTGAACCGCTCGTTGTAGAAATGAAACGTTGCGAACGGATCGCTGAGGTTGGGAGTGGAGTGTTCCTGAGCGATCTGTTGAAAAAGAAACTCAATGCGACTCGCTGGTGAAGTCTCGCCAGTCGTGAGAAAGCACCACATTTCATCCGACTGGAGGGCTTTTTCGATTGCGTCCCATTCCTGGGCAATCTTGAGCTGATGCAGGTGTTTTGAGTCGCCGCCAAAATTCCGAGACCGAAGAAACAACGCTCGAATCAGCTCGGAATTGGTGAGTGGAATCTTTCCAACGTTCAGCCGGGTGAAGGCGTTGACAGGATCTTCGGAATCCGGCAACTCGTACCAGATGACTCTGGTGTTCTTGCCCAACTCATCGTCATTTGTCAGACACTGGATTAGTTGCAGGTAGTGGCTGCCGCCCCTCTCCGAGAACCATGCCTCGATGGTCTTGTACGCTCGACAGATATGAAAGTAGTCGATGTTGACGTTCTGCTGCTCCATATCAATGTCTTGCAGAAACTCGCCGCTCTTCGGACGTGTCTCGAATTGCAGCGTGAACGTCGACTTCCCGAGTTCTTCGACCAGATTTTTTCGGTAGGCAAGAATCAGCAAGATCGTCGTCAATCGTTGCTGGCCGTCAACAAGCTCCCACTCGCCGCTGTCCCGCCGCTTAACGACGATAGGTTGCAGGCAGTAGAATTCTTTCTTCTCGCAAGTCGACTGAAACTCCCAGATGTCATTCAGTAAGTCCTCGACTTGCTGCTGGGTCCAACGGAAGCCGCGTTGATACGAAGGAACAAAGAACTGTTCATTCAACAGGTCGTTGATGGGCTTCAAAGATATCGATGCGTCGCTCATGTCACCTCGAACTTTTCTGTGCCGAGCCATCGCTGGCCTGTCCCGATTTCACCCATTCATCCACATCTTCCTTACGGAACTTCCAGAGACTGCCAACTTTGTGTGCAGGCAAGCTCTTGCGTTCAATCCACTTGTAAATCGTGTCGCGTTTGACTCCCAAGTAGACCGCTATTTCCTCGACGGAGAGCCAACGATCGGATGACACGTCTGGCATCATTTGCTTTCCTGTTCTGTCCAACAGACACAGCCAAATCCGTAGGTATCATATCAAACTAGCACGAATGGAGATACCATGCGTTCAAGCAGATGGGATTTGATGGCGCCAAAGTCGAAGGATGCTGTTGCCGATTACTGAGGACAACGTGTTCCCGATGCGCTATTCAGACGGGAATGCAGGCAACGACGAGTCTTGAATCCACGACTGCATTCTCGATCGGCTCGCACCCCATCCACTCCCACAGTTTCTTCTCATCAACTGGATCGTGGATGTGCTCGCTGCACGCGCCCGCCTCCCAAAGGTATGGGACCGATACGATCACGACGCGGCCACACTCAAACAGTTTTCGAGCGAAAGATGCCGGATCAGGGATGTGCTCCAGTACTTGCAGGCAGAGCACGAGGTCGTACTGTCGGTCGGGCTCCCAAGTTAGAAAATCGGCATTGACGACGCGGACACCATCGAACGTGCAACCATTCGTCGGCAGTTCTACGACGGTGCGATCATACCGGTGGAACCATTCCAGATAGCGGCAGCCCAATCCGACGCCGCCGCCAACGTCGAGCAGCGTGCTGCCGTCCGGACAGTACTTCTCCGCGAATTCTCTCACCGTGCGGTAGTACTGCTGATCCTTGCGTCCTTCCCAGTATGTGTCGTTCATTGCTTCGCTCCGTGGCCGCGTGGGCCGATGTGTTCGCACTCGCACGTCCAGTCGCACAACCGCTTCCAGTCGCCACTCATCGTGCGGAAGAAATAGGGGTCGTAATATGCTTCGCCGCTGGGGACGGTGAAGATGTGGTCCTTGATCAGTTCCGATCGCACGGCGAGGCAACCGAATCCGGAGCCGCGAACCTCGGTGACTTGTTGCTCGTGAACGGCCGGCTTCCGCGCACGCAACACTCCAATATGCGTGTCCGATTTCCGGTCAGCCGTCCAGACCACGTAGTGCGGGTCCCAGCGGGACAGGTACGGCGCGCTGACGCAGGCCACGTTCTTCTTGAAGTGCTGCAACAGACGTTCAAGCACGTCGTCGGGCGGGATGATGTCATCTTCCAGAATCCAGCAGTAATCCGTTTCCAGCGCAGACCGCAGCCGGTTGTAGATCCGGCACATGGCGTACTGCACATCCCGTTCGGTCTGGCGGTTGTAGCGGTTGGCGTCCGCCAATCCTTTCTGGGCCGCGTTGAATGTGAAGTGCCGAACGTCGGGGTAATCACACTGGGCAACCCACTGTCGCACACGCTTTGAGAACGCTGGCTTCTGCCCGGTGTCGCAGAGGATCATACGGATCTGATCATGGGGCCACGTCTGTCGTTCGAGAAACTTGCTCTGTGCGTCCCAGGCGTAATCACGACCGGCCAACGGAATGAACAGCGTGATGTCGTGAAACTTCAGGCAGTTCGCCGTGAAGTAACCATGTTTCAGGCGATATTGAAAAGCCTGCACGTTCTTCTGTGCGGCATGAGTACGGTACATCAGGACCGACTTCTGCTTGCGGAACTCCCAGCCATCCTGTGCCAGCCGCTGAAACATCAGATAATCTTCGGGCGTCAACAGGTGGTCGACATCGATATCAAACGCATCGGTGATTTCCAGCACTTCGCGACGGATCAATGCGCACGCGTCAACGAAGTTTTCCCGCATCAAAAGGTCACGGGAATAGTTCGGGAAGTTCGTGCGGTTGTGGGCGTACAGGCCGAACCGCTGCAGATCGGCATAGACGATACCCACGTTCCGGTGCGTGAACTTCTTCAGACCGTTGGCGATATAGTCGCGCGTCAGATAATTGTCCGCATCGAGGAATAAGATGAAATCGCCGTTGCTGGCCCGGAACCCCGAACCGCGGGTTTGGTGGGCGTTCTTGTGCTCGACCCGCAAATACTTCACGCCGTCGCCGGCGAACCGCTCTGCCACCTTTTTGGTGTCGTCCGCGCTGGCATCATCGACGACCAGAATCTCATCGACTGGCCGCGTCTGCGCCAGCACACTCAGGATGGCGGCTTCCAGGTATTTCGCGTAGTTGTGGCTGGTGATGATCACCGAAACGGTCGGTCCGGACGGCGCTGGTTTCGGAGACGCTGGCTTGGGCACCTGGTCGTTGTTCGTTGGCTTGCCGTTTGAGCTGCTTAACAACGCCAGCAGGTCGGTCTTGTGAGACTTTAGGCGGACCATCAGATCGGGTGTCACGGCCGACTGCGGATGGAAGTGGAGGTTCGGGCCGTCGGCCTTCAGCCGAACGCCTCGGCGCGTCAGCTCCACGAGTAGCGATTGCGCTGTCACACCGTCCCCCATTGCTCGGGCTTTTCACTGATGTTGCTGATGCGGACGACGGCCCACACCAGTCCGCCGTAACCGTACCCGTATCCGCAGTAACCGCCCGATGTCGCTTCACGCCAGAGGATGAACGCGGAGCCCATTGTTCCGGTCTTCAAATTTTCGGCCTGACCGTCGTCAACGTCAGCGAATTCGTGACTCGCGTCGGCCACGCACAGACGCACGACGCAGACGCCACTCACACAGGCCATGCCTATCCGGCCGGATTTGACCGGTTCGAGCATCACGACAAACTTGCCGAAATGGTCAGCTTCCGTCGGCGTCACACCGACCAAAGCAACTTGGTTCTGAAACGCCATCAGGCTGTCGTCGGGTGTGAAAATGGGCCGGTCGATTCCGAGAATGTCGAACCGGTTCCGATCGGCACCGCTGTTGTTCTTGACCGGAATGATGCCCGTCTGCCGAATGTCGAACTTCGGATCGCGCGTGATCGACTGCCGTCGCGCTTTGAAATCGCGCGCCGTGTCGATGAACGTATTGAAGGTCTCGGCGGGAATCCGCAGCGGGTCACCGGCCTGAACTTTCTTGAACGTCTCTCCCACACTTCAAATCCCTAATCCAGCGAAGTTGCCATACGGATAAACCTGTTCCACGTAGACGGCGACCGGTCGCTTCACCAGCATCTTGGCCGCCGTGTCCTCCGCGTCCTCGTAACGGACCCAGAGGTACTCCCAGCCGCGCTTGGCGATGCCGGTGATGTCGCCAACCACCAGCCCCAGCACATTCGGACTGGCGGCGAATCGATAACTGATCTCCCAATCGTCCTGACCGCGTTTGGAGCCCGACGCACCGAGGAACGAAACCTCGCCGGCGGCGAAACCACGGAACGGGCCGTTGTTGACGGTGCCCGTCAGATAGAACAGCGTCGCCTTGTAGGCGGCCGTGACCAGCAATGTGTCGATGTAGTGCGTCTCGCTGAAGTTGTAGACGGGAACGGTGATGTCCACCCCCTCGACGCTGTCGCGGGTCGCGCCAACCGCCCCTTTGAAGTTGGGCGGCGGTCCGGAGGCTGAGTACGCGCCGACGGTTGCCAGCGATTGAGTGATGTGTTGCGTGCCGCCGCCCGTGTCAAACGAAAATGAGCTGTCACCCGTTTCCGGTGGTTCAATCTGCCCGTAGCGGACAGAACCTTCCCAGTCGTTTTCAGCGATCCGCTCGGTGTGCAGACTCTGCCGGATCAAGCCGCCGTAGAGAACGGGTGAGGCGGCCAGCAGCGCGCTGTTGGCCGTCGCATCATCATCCGTGCCACGGATAATGTACCGCAGGTCGACGCTCGAATCTTCGCTGATCGTCGTTTCGCGGCTGTCCCATTTCTCGTAGACCGTTACTGCCATCGTTCCCTATCAACTGAAAGTCAGCCCGCCATGCTGGGCTTCCTGGAGAATACGTTTCGTGTTCTTCGCCGTTTCTTCTGTCGCTTTCGCGGTGCGCTGCGCTGGATTGCCGCCGGCGAGTCCCCGGACCCCGGCCGCGTTGAACGTGCCCGTCACGCTGACTTTGTCCTGAGTCGTTTGGAGCTGATCACCCAGTCCACCAAGTTGCGATTGCAGATCCTGCAGCAGGTTGCCCGGTTCCTGGAGACGGTCCGGCCCCGAATCGTCCGATTCAGCTTCTTCCCGTTTACGGGCCGCCTCTTCGATTGCCTGTTGCCATTCACGACGGGCCTGCGCCAGCGCGCCTTCCGACGTCTGCAGATCGCCGGCGAACTGTTCGCGACGACGTTCATGTTCGGCTTCGCGGGCACTGTCGAGTTCATCAAGAGCTCCGGTGCGCTGGCCTTCGATCTCAGAGAGACGTGACTTGCGGCGTTGCTCACGTTCGAAGATGTCCCGATTGCGACGCTCATCCAATTCGCGGTTCATCCGCTGCGTCTCGGCGTCGATTCGGTTCTGGACGTCGCCGGATTCCTCGCCCGTCACCAGCGACTTGAGTTTTTGCCAGGCCTTTTTCAGGAACCCGACCACCCGGTTCCAGTTCTTGGCGATGAATGTGGTGAACAACGACCATGAGTCCCGCAGGAAATCCACGGTCTCGGTCCACGCCGCCTGCAGGCCGGCCCAGGCATTCGTGGCGATCTTCGCCGCACCGAAAACTGCCTCCGTCCAAGTGGTAAGAAAGAAGTCCTTCACTTTGACCCAAACCTGATTGAGCGCATTGACGCCCTTCTGCCATTGCAGTTTGAGCGTCAGCCAGAGGATCTTCGCCGCCAGTCCGATGTCGCCGGCCGCCAGCGCATCGCCGATCCCCTTCCAAGCGGCGAGTGCCGTCTCTTTGAGCGAGTTGAATTTGTCGCCCAGCCAGCCGAGTGCCTGGCCACCGACATCGGTTGACGTAATCAAATAGGCGGCCAGCGCTCCGACGCCGGCAATTACCAGACCGATCGGCGAGAGCAGCGCGCCGAGCATCGATCCGAGAATGCCGATCGCTGTTCCCACACCGGAGATGACTGCAGCCACGGCTCCGAACGTACTCGCCATCCCGGAAACAGCCGTTCCCAGCACAATGAATGCCAGACCTCCGGCAGCGAGCGCGGCGGCGACCTTGGCAATGATGACCACCAGCCCTTTGTGCTCTCTGATCCAGGCGGCGACGATCTTCACGCCGTCGGCGATCTTCGTGACCAGGGGAGTGACGATCGGCAGCAGGGCGGAACCGATCTCGACGGCCGCGTCGCTCACCTTTGCTTTGAGAGACTTCATCTGATTGGCAAAACTGCCTGCCGAACGGATGGCGTCCCCCTGTGCGGCGGTTGTTCCGCGCATGATTATGGCGAGCCGGGCCATGACCTTTTGTTGCTCGGTCGCGTTGTTCTTGTCGATCCCCTGGTTGAGCAGTTCCTGTTTGACGGCCGTTTCGTTGACGATCACGCCGTACTTCTTCATCACTTCGCTGGAACCGGTGAGTGCGGCGTGCAGGTCACGCATGACATCGGAATCGGCCTTGTTGTTGAACGAGGCCAGGTCGATCGCCAGCCCGGTGAGCTGCTTGCTCATCGCGGTGGCGCTGCCCGCGTCGAAACCGATCGGCACCAGCAAGTCCTGTGTGCCCGACAGAAAGTCGGCGACTTGCTTTTTCGATCGACCGACCTGACCGGCGAACGTGTCTCCCCACGCCTTGACGACTTTGGCGTTGTTGCCGAAGACGACGTTGAACTTGTTCATCGTCTCTTCCATATCGCTGGCCGCGTTCACTGCCAGCGATAGCGGTCCGGCAACCAGCGCCCCGGCGGCAAACATCTTCGCGCCGATGGCGCGCACCGACGCCCCGAATGCTCGCAGCCGTTTCCGGGCCGCTTTGAGCCCGCGCACGAGTTTCGAGTCGTCGGCGAACAGCTCGACGAATGCTCGACCGGCTCGAATTCCCTGCGCGGAGGCCATGTGTCATTTTCCTTTGTCGACGAAGACTGTCTTGAGAAGGGTGATGTCCGCCTTCGGCGGCTTGTCGCGTTTTGTTTTTCCTTTGACGTGTGGGTGAAAATCAGCTGGTTTGAGCACCTTCGATTTCTTCGGGTCGCGATTGACATTGGCAATGAGCGCCATCAGGGACGACGTGTGGTTCCAGTGGTCCTGGCCTTTGGCCTCGGCCATCCAGACCAGTTCCCGCAGCGTCAACCGTCCGGGGTCGACGCCGACGATTCCGGCGAGTTCCCAAAGGAGGCGATAGCAGTCTGTGCCACGGATTCGGGGTCCAGTTCGTCGATCGTCGTCTCCGCGTGATCCAGCAGCCGTTCGACCACCGTCTCCGTCTTCTTCAGCAGCTCCTTCATCGCCGCCCGCTGCCGGGCATTCGGGAAAAAATCGCTGAGTTCCTCCAACAGCGCCGTGCTGGCCTGCAGAATCGCATCGCCCGACATGGCTCGGCCGAACTCCTCGTCGGCGACGCTCTGTGCGTCGGCTTCCGGCTTGCAGATGCAGTACAACACGTCGACCAAGAGCACGGGATCGTCATGCAGCTCGGCCAGCAGTTTGCAGCCATCGTCCAGCACATCGAGCAGGTTGACCTGCACCAGTGTGCGGACACGCTTGATCGCATCGACGTTGATGGTGACCGTCCAGGTGCGGCCGGCGTTGTCAGTAAATGTCTTCACGTCTTACCTTTCCTATGGCACAGTCATCCATTCTGGCGCGTTGTCGGCGTAGGTTGGTTTGGCCGTCACGCTGACACCGATTGCTTCCTCAAGGGCTTCGCTGCGGCTGAAATTGGTGATGGCCATCGTGGCCCGCCAGCCAGCGTTACCTCGCGTGGTCACATCCGCTTCGCCTGCTTCCAGGTTCAGCGTCACATCCTTGACGTTGGTCATTTCGACCCACGTCGGAGCGGCATACGTCCCGGTGTTCCGGTACAGCTTCGCTTCCATGCCGAGTTTGATGGTCATCGTGTTTATCTCCTCCCGTCAACGAACGGAATCACGCCACATGGCGGACAGTTTTGGTTTCTCGCGATCGAAGGCCGGTCCCATGAAAGGTCGCGGCCGATAAGTCATTCGCCCACGTTTCTTCTTCCGACGACGTGTCACGCTTCCGCCGTGCTCGAGGATCGCCGGCGCGTCGGTCCCTTTGTTCAACAGAATGGGGCCGATGACCACGTTGGATCGCTGCGACTCGTAGACGAAGAAGATGTTTCGCTTGAGCAGTCCCACATGACTCGACGGCGGCGAACCGGGCTGAGAACTCGACTTCCGTTTGCGGATGCTGGATCGGGCTCCCCGGCGGACGAAGGCACCGAATCGTGACAGAACCTTCCGCTCGGCCCGGTCGACGGCGTTGATTACCGTCGGCTGGTCGAAGAAGAGTCCTTTTGCCTGGTTGATCTTCATCCCGATCACACCGTCACCTCATCACCCGAAACGTGAATGTCAAAATGCTCGTAAACTGCCGCAGCTCCTGCAGATGCTCCTGGGCATAAACCGGTTCGTTCTCCGTCTTCAGCCACATCGCGTTGGGGAAACTCGATAGCCGCTTGAAACGGAAGTGGTCGGCGATTTCATCGACCAAGGTCAGCAGGTCGTCGATCTCCGCGTTGTCGGTTGTCTGAAGCTTTTGCTGCACGGCCACGTCGATGGCAAAATCGTGCTGGTTGTGCGCCCGACCGCCCGGCAATGTTGTCAGCGACTTCGGGACGACCGTCACACGGAGCGACTGCATGTCCTCCAATTCAAAAACCGGCAGGTATTCGCGTTTCGCGTCAATCGGCTGGCTGAACGAACCCGCGTTGATCTCGGCGGCGACGGCGTCAGCAATGTCGGTGATAACGGCCATTAAGTTGTCTCCGTCGATACATGCTTCGTGTGAATCCGCAGCGTCTTGCGATACGGGTCGCTGTAGCGCCAGTGCGGTTCCTTGCCGGGGGCCATGACCTCGTAGACGAAGGTCGTCGCGACCTGTATTTCGCGAACACGATCACCTCGCTCGGGCAACACGGGCGAACCGGCCAGGACCAGATCGGCGGCCAGCACGAGGAAGTCCCGCGACTCGGTCCGCTCGACGATGCCGAAGCCGTTGTCGACCTCGAAGATCGTGCGGCCGATGCCGGCCGACACAGCAACCGTGCTGGCACCGCGCTCGTAAGTGACCGTTCGGGTCGCATGCTCGGTCCGCTGGTCCTCCAGCCAGTTCGAAGCTTGCTCAAGAATATCTGCCATCGCACCCTCGTTTACTGGCTCATGCGGACGCGAACCGTTGCGTCGTTGTCACCGGCAGCCGCCACGGTCTTGCCAATCAGTTTGTTGGCTCCGGTCTCGGAGTCTTCCTTCGCTTCCACGTCGGCGACGTCCCAGTACACATTCGCGCCGGCGGAAATCGCCGTGCCGACGCCGGTCGCCTTGGGAAAGTCGAGAACGCCCTGCACGGCCAAGGCACCCAGCTGGTTCGCTGCAATGTCTAATTTCGCGACAGCGATCAATTCGCCCTGGACGACCACGTCGCCCGCGGACACCGCCGCGCCCGGCGTGTGATCGACTGCCGCTCCGTCATGCCGAAAGATTGCAGTTGCCATATTTCCGTTCTCCTCTGAGAGTTGAGTGAATGATTTCTAATCGCCGCTTACGCTTCGCCCTTGAGCTTCACGCCTCCGCGGTAGTCCTGCTTGGCGACACCGAAGTCGTGGTATCCCCGCATCTGGATGCCGAGTGTGTTGAAGTCGGCATCCGCCGACTCGACGGTTGGACGCTCCTGTCCATTGAGGAACGCGACTTCGATGACCGGCAGATCGTTGGGATCAGCCAGCAGATACCAGGCCTTAGTGCTGTTGCCGGTGTAGGCCGCGTTTGAGAGGTAGCTCGACCGTTGCACGCGGAACTTGCCAGCGTGCGGGTTGTTGGTCGGATACTTCGATTTGCTGGCGTTGCCGTCCTCGCGGATCTCCGTCGCATTCATCAGCTGCCCGGCCAGCGCGTAGATCGCGTTGGGCACCAGCAGAATGATGGGCGTGACCGCCAACGGATGCCCGTCCGGATCGACTTGATCGAGGAACAACTGCTCGGCCTTCGTCAGACCGTCGATTGCCATCGCCGTGTCGGCTCCATCGGCATAGTTGTTGTTCCCAGCGGTGAAGAACGCGGCGTTGTTCAGAAACGCTTTCCAGAACACGTCGTTGAGCTTCAATGCTCCGCCACGCCCCAACCGACGCGGCACGGCAGTCAGCGCGTCGAGATCGTCGTTGATCAGATCGGTACGGGTCAGACTGAACATCCGCCCGTAGGTCTTGGCCTGATTCGTGAACGATTCTTCGCCGACCTCGGCGTGTTTCAGTTCGCCGTCGGGGCCGACCTCTTCGTATTCGAATCCGCCGGTCAGTCGGTAACTGGTGACCTGCTTGAAGTCGCTGACCGAACGCGTCGCGGCGATTGCCCGCCACGTCGACTCAACGCCTTCGAATCCCTGTAGCAGAAATTTGTTGGCCGTGGCTGAGAGAATCCCCGGCAGGCTGAACGTGCTGAAAGCCGCCTGCAGCACGCCTCGCATGTCGGAACGGAACGAGCGGCCGGAATAACCGTTGGCCCACGCCGCTTCGAGCAGCACTTCCTGCAGGCCGATCCGTCCTTTGAACCGCTTGTGCGATGACTCCAGAACCTGATCGGAGAATCGGTCTTCGATGCCGGGCAGTTTGCCCGCCACGCAAATGGCCGCTTCGAGGACGAGGTCCGACGCCGGTTCATGGCCTCCGGTCATGACGCCCGGTGCCGCCGGTCGACTGGCCCGCATCACTTCCAGTTCGGTGCGGGTTACGTCCCAGCCCTCGGCGATCGCTTTGGCTTCGATGTCGGCATGTTGTTCGTTGCAGAGTTTCCGGATCGCAGCAGCCCGCGTTGTTTCGGCGGCGAGATCCGCCCGCAGGGTGGCCACAGCATTGTCGTCCGTCGTGACGGCCGTGACGCTTGCGACATCCGTGTGATCCCCGCGAGCGGCGAAGAGTGTCTGCAAGCTTTCCAACTGGGTCTCGTCGAGTTCATCGGCGATGAAACCCTGCGCTTCGATCCACTGTGCGAATTCCATATCGATCTCCTCATTCGTTTGATTGGCGGTAGCGGCGATCAGTGCCGACGTGTCGTCATCCGCGCCGAGTACCACAAAACTGACCTCGCCCAGCGATGAGCGGCGGGCCACGTTGACCGGTCCGACGACTTCCTGGCCGTTGATTTCGACCGTCTTTCCATCGGGAACAAACTCGACCTGTTCGGCTCTCGCCCCGATCGACGCCTGCCACGAGAAACCCCGGTCGTTCAACGCGATGACCTGTTGGGCCTTGGGCGAATTGCCCAACACCTCGCCGGTGACCAGCAACTGATGGTTTTCAATCGTGACTCGATCGGTCTGACCCATCACGAAGTCGACATCGCGTGTGTGATCCAGCAGGATCGGCCGGCGCTGTTTGCCGATATTGATTCCGTTGAGGTCCACGACCACCGGATAGCGCCAGCCCGCCAGCACCATCGGTCCGCCCGTGTAGGCGACCATGCTGAATCGGCGCAGACGTTCCGGTTCCTCGGCAGCCGCCGCCTCGATCTCGATGTTCGAGACGAGTAGCTTCAACCGGCGGTCCTCAGGCGGTTTTTGCTGTTTCCGTTTCTTCTTCATCCACAGACTCCTCTGTGTCGTTGGCCGGTGTGACTTCCGCTGGCGTTAATCCAAGTTCTCGCATCAGGCCAATTTCGGTGGCGCGCTGCCGCAGCTGGTTCTCCCAGTCCTGACCGCGTCGCGCGTATTCGTCGGCCAACGTGGTGGTGTGGTTGGCGAGGCGCGTGGCCTGCGCGTTGGCTTCTTTCGCGGGATCGACGTGCTCGTGTCCGTCCCAAAACCACTGATGCGGCCATTCGGCGATTGGGCCGACGCCGGCGGGAAGCAGTCCCGGCAACAGCACGGCTTCGTCAAACCAGGCGGCCAGCAGACGATCGAGCACGACGGACTCGATGTGGGCTTGATTGATACGGATCGCCTTGAAGTAGGTCTGGTGATCCAGGCGGCCGGAGGCGTAGTTGTAGCCCGACGAATTTCCGGCTGCGATGTTGAAGGGCATGTTGAGACAACGAGCGATCTCGTTGAGGATCTCGTGCTTGAACTCCGCATAGGTGCCCGAAGGGTGTTCTGCCTTTAGCTGGCTCATTTTCCAGCCGCCCGGCATCGTCAGCAGCAGATTGCGGTCGAGTTCAATCGAATCCAGTGGCTCGACGGATTCCGCTTCGCCGCTGGCCGGCGCGTCGGTGTAGAGAATGCCGGCGAAGTACGCTGCCGCCTTGGCTGCATCGAGGGTTGCCAGCGAGTAATCCCGCAGCATGGCGAACAGCGGCAACGCCGGCGTGATTTCGGGAACCCCGCGTCGTTGACCGGGACGATCTCCCCGGAAAAGATGAATCACCGATTCGGCGGGAATGTGATCGTAGTCGAGCCGGGCTGTGCCGCGAGGATCACCAGGGTGCGTCCGCAGGACGTGGTATTCGACCGGGTTGCCAGCCGCGTCAAACACGATCCCGTCCACTGCGTTGTCGTTCGTGAGAATCGACAGGTCTGGAGTGGTGATCTGATCGGCTTCGACCAGTCGCAGGTCGAGTTTGATGGATGTGGAGAGATGTTCGTTGTTAATCAGGATTGCGAATGTTTCACCGTCGGCAGCGCAGCCCATCCGTAATGTGCGGAGTTTTTCAGCGAGTCCGATGGTTTGCGACCATCGCGAGAACTCACGTTCAATTCGGCGGTTGGCTTCGGTGTCTTCGGTCAGCAGTCGCTGCACGTCCTCGAACGTTTCCGGATCAACGATCGCCTCGTGCTCACCTTCGTAGACCTCGTCCTTGTATCGAATCTTGCCGAGGTAGGTGACGTTCGTCAGCAGGCCGTACAACGTGTTCTTGTTGAATGGCCTGCCGCCACGCTCCTTTCCCTTCTTCGTCGTCCAGCGTTTTGTGGTCCAGCCACGCCGATCGAGTTCGGCAATCGTTGAAAGGAGCGACTGGTGTTCGAGGTACAATTTGAAGATCTGTCGGACTCGGTTTGCTTCCGTCTCGTTGACGACCAACCGCGAGACATCCCGGTCGATGTCGTAACCGAGAATCGGTGCGCCTCCCACGTACTTCCCCCGTCTCCGGGCGGCGGCCATCTTGTCTCGCGTTCGCTCGCTGATGATCTCCCGCTCGAATTGCGCGAACGACAGCAGAATATTGAGCGTCAACCGGCCCATTGAACTGGTCGTGTTGAACTGCTGCGTCACCGAGACGAACGAAACACCGTGGTTGTCGAACGTCTCGATGATCCGGGAGAAGTCGAGCAGTGATCGACTGAGGCGATCGACCTTGTAGACAATCACGCAGTCGATCTTCCCCGCTTCGATGTCGGCCATGAGACGCTGGATGGCCGGGCGTTCCATGTTCCCGCCGGTGAAACCACCGTCGTCGTACCGCGTGGCGATGCAGACCCACCCCTCGTTCTTCATGCTGGCAATGTACGCTTCACCGGATTCCCGTTGGGCGTCGAGCGTATTGAAGTCCTGATCGAGTCCTTCATTCGTTGACTTTCGCGTGTAGATCGCACAGCGGTTGGCTGTCGATTCGCTGCGATTGGTGCGTTTCTTCATTTCCGACCTCCTTTCCCATTCAGGCGGAAGAATAGAAACCCGCTGGTGTGCGACCCCGTGATCGCCTTGGCGGCCGCGCTGAGTGACGGGTAAACCTCGCCCTCGTAATCGAAACCGGTCGGCAACACGGTGACCTGGACCGTCTCGCCCTTGTACTCACGCATCAGCACGGTGCCGGGCATGGGAATGCGGATGTCGTGAGTTCTCGCGATGGTGGCCTGCACCTTCCGACCGGGCGGTGCCGGCGACGATTTCTTCGGTGGCGGTGCCTTCATCCGCAGGTCGGCATCGTTGGCCAGTTCTTCCGCGCGACGGCGAGCACGTTCAGTCAGGCCACCCTCTGCGTTTGCCTGCAGACGCCAGGCGATGCGTTTGACGAGCCACTTCTTGTGATTCGAGCGGCACGCTTCGTCGAAGACCTCTTCATACTTGCGTTTCAGTTCTGTGACGGTCATCCGCTGCATCGCGGAGACCTCTTTGCCGATGTTCAACGCCATTCTTTTCTCCTCTCTCTAGAGACTCTCGAAACCGTTAACCACTGGTCACACTGAGCCTCGTTTCGGCCGAAAGCTCAAGCGGATGGGCGGACGATTCTGGAGTCTTTTGAGAGGAAGCCGTGGCGCCGGATGGGCGGGCCTGAAGGCGCAGAATGGCGGTTGCGAACAGTTTGGCGACTTCTTGAAATCGCTGCTCGTCAGTCATCTGGTCGGGATCGCGAGCGGACACGGAGCACCTCCGATGAACGGGAGTGCCCGCAACGACATTCGCTTCACGACCGATCGCTGCGCGGCAGAACCAAAATGTGGAACGCTGGTACTGGAAACATACGCACGCGGTTCGAGAGTTGTCCGGAATGGCCCCCCTTGGCGAAACGTCCTGCTAACCAACGGCCCCCTGTGAACCAGAGAGTCAGAGAGTTTTGGTCCGTTTGGAATGGGGTGCCGTGGCGAAACGTGGCATTTCGGAACGGTTCCCCGTGTTTCGTCTCGAACCAGAGAGTCCAACGGCGGGACGTCGCGACGCGCACGAATCGCCGCAAACCGTTTGACGTCCAACGGGTTTGGCGACGCGCACGAAAAAACGCCGGGCACTCTCGCGCTCGGCGTTTTCTGTAAACCAACGGGTAGCGAAAGTTCGCTCCCGCATGTAAGGCTCCCCCGGTAGGACTCGAACCTACGACAAAGCGGTTAACAGCCGCTCGCTCTACCAACTGAGCTACAGGGGATCGTTTTTCTGCCTGTTTTCTAATTGTTTGAGAGAGCGAAACCTCTCCTCAAACAGGCAGGGCAGAAGGTTAGTATAATAATCGATTGGAATCAAGTAAATCTCTAGTTGCAATTTTAAGGATTTGGAGAACAGTGTCGTATTGTCCCCTGGGAGTTGCTGAGACTACATTTTACGCTGAACATGGTCCGTTTCGAATATTGAATAACACCATTGGCAAGGCTTGTGCAAATTACAAAGCAGTGTATGAAAAGTTGCGTCTTCGGTAATTGATCCTTTTGATGCCATGCAGGTTCGCTTTTTTATGAGAATTACTTCTGAGCGACCCCGTATTGTTCTGATTTGTCTAACGGGAACCTCTTTCATTCAAAAATTTATTGTTGAACGGAGGGTAGACATTCTTGTCTGCCTTTATTATGGCATGCTCAAACAAGCCAGTTAGGAATGTCTGTGCTTCTTTTGAATGAATAGAAATTCCCAACAATAAAATCCTGGTAGATGATGGCTTCTAATCCTTGTTGGCAGGGTCGCTTTATTTCAGAGCGATGTTACTATGAGGAAAATAGTCTATTACGCAGGGACAAATCGTGTCGCAGTTTAAGTTTGAGTTAGAACATGTAGATAAAACAACCGGGGCGCGAGCTGGGCGGTGGCATACGCCTCATGGAGTAGTCGAAACTCCTGCCTTTATGCCGGTTGGGACCTTGGGGACTGTCAAAGGGTTGCTGCCCGAACAACTAAAACAAGCTGGTGCGCAGATGATACTGGCCAATACGTATCATCTGGCGTTGCGACCTGGTGCGGATGTTGTTGAAGAGTTGGGAGGATTGCATCAGTTTATGAACTGGGACGGCCCGATTCTGACTGACAGCGGCGGATTTCAGGTTTTCTCTCTGGCGAAACTTTCGAAGTTGACAGACGAACACGTTTCATTTCGCTCTCATATCGATGGCAGTTTGCTCGAACTTTCTCCTGAAAAAGCAATTTCGATTCAGGAACAGCTGGGGGCTGACTGTATTATGTGCTTGGACGAATGCCCGCCTCACGATGTCGATAAAAAGAGATTGCAAGAAGCCGTTTTGCGGACAACCGCCTGGGCAGCGAGATGTAAACAAGCTCAGAAACGGGAGGATCAGGCGTTATTCGGGATTGTGCAAGGCGGGATCGAACGCGATTTGCGAGAGGAGTCGGCAGCGGGGCTGCTGCCGTTAGATTTCCCCGGTTACGCGATTGGCGGGCTGAGTGTTGGAGAAGATCCGCAAGATATGTATCGGACACTCGACTTCACGACGCTACTGCTTCCGCATGAAAAACCTCGCTATTTAATGGGTGTAGGCAGACCGATTGACTTAATCGAGGGGATTTTGCGAGGGGTTGATTTATTTGATTGTGTGATGCCAACTCGCAATGGGCGCAATGCGATGGCGTTCACTTCCCGTGGAGCGGTGAAGCTGAGAAACGCCAAGCATAAGCGAGACCCGATGCCTCTTGATCCTGAAGGTTCGACGGAAGTAGGGCGGACTTATTCTCGCGGATACCTGCGGCATTTGTTCGTTGCGGGGGAGATGTTGGGGCCGATTTTGCTCTCCTGGCACAACATTGCGTTCTATCAAAACCTTGTCCGCAGCTTGCGAGAAGCAATTTTCGCGGATAAGTCTGCTGAGTTTCGTGCCGATCAGCTTGCCCAGTGGGGCGGAGAACTCTAAGATATGTACTTGCTGAAGCTGGGTAATCTATTGTGGGATGGCGCGCTTGCACCCCATCTTCACGTGTCGGGTTGCGTTCAATGACAGAAAAGAGTTAGAACGGCTGTGATTTGGCAATCGTTCCACCGGCATTGGATTGATCGGCGTTGTGTATATTGAAGTGGATACCGTATTTGATGGGTGCAAGCACGCCATCCTAAAGTATCGAAGATACGACCGTAATTGTTTGAGCAATCTAAGTTACTTTTGTCGGGCACCGCCTGACCTACTTTTATATTAGAGATGAAGAGATGTTCTTATGGGAAACTGGTCCCTGTTTTTGAATCAAGTATTGCTGTTGGCTGAAGAAGCTGCCAAGGGGAAGCAACCGGGCATCTTTGAGATTTTCGGTCCGCCGTTGATGATTATGGTTATGCTTTACTACTTTTTTGTGGTCATGCCTCAAGGCAAAAATCGTAAAGGGCGGGACAGCTTTCTGGATCATTTGAAGAAGAACGATCAGGTGGTGACGATCGGAGGGATTTTCGGTACGATCAGCGGTTTTTCGGCTGATGGAACCCAGGTCACTTTGCGAATTGATGATAATGCACGAATTCGCGTGCGCAAAACGAGTATCGAATCGGTAGTAAAATCAGAAGCTAGTGACAAAAAGAGTGACGAAACCTCTGGTAAATAATGCTCTGACGTGCTAAACAGGTCAAACGCTAAGATGTTTTTAGTCGGGCACGGTCTCGGCTTCGTGGTAATCCGTATTGAAATTTGAAACGAAAGACGTCTCAGGATGTCCGCTTTGATTATTCTTGGTTGGTTAGTCGGAATTTTTGTTCTTCCGCTCGTGTTGGGAAACTTTCTTGCTCGCGCGCTGCGAATGAAAGAGTCTGCCCGTCGGTTCAGTACCATTCTTTTGGTGCTGTTTTTGGCGTTGGCTCCGTTCGTGAATCAATTGATGGACGGCAAAAGCCTGAAAGATGCTTTTCGCCTGGGGGTCGATTTAGCCGGGGGGACAAACCTGGTTTATGAAGTAGACGAAGTGCTGGCGAAGGAATCGGGGAAAGATGTCTCCAATTCTGCATTCTTGAGCCAGTCAATGGATGAACTTGTGCGGGCGATTGTTCGCCGGGTGAATCCTTCCGGTACTGAAGAAGTAACGGTTCGAAAAGTCGGAAATAACCGGATTGAAATTATCATTCCTGGTGCTGACTCTGATGATGTCCAGGTGATGAAGGACCAGATTACTCGATTGGGATCGCTGCAATTTGCGATTTTGGCCTCCAAACACGATACGCAGAACGATCACCAGCGAATTATTGCAGAGGCATTACAGCTTGAAGATAAAGATGTTTACGATGGCGACATCCGGCGTTCTGCCTGGATTCCGGTGGCAAGAGTGACCGATGGCGAAAATGCAGGGGCATTGAAAGATATCAAGCCTGGTCCTTTCGATGTTTATCGTGAGCGAGAAGTGGGCGACAAAACAATCTTGGAATTCCTTGTCATTCTCGATCCCCCCGACGAACAGGTTGATGGACGTTATTTGATCAATGCCCGTCGAACGATGGATGAGAACGGCGGGGTTGCGGTTGGTTTTACTTTTAATCCTCGTGGTGGATTTCTATTTTCCCAACTGACCGGGAAGTATTCTCCCAAAACAGATGGAAATGAATATCGCCTGGCTGCGATTTTAGATGGTGAATTACACAGTGCAGCCAGCATCAAAACGATGATCCACGACAATGGGCAGATTTCTGGTAGCTTTTCGAATGAAGAAGTACAGGAACTGGTTAGTGTTTTGAATGCAGGGGCGTTGGAGCTGCCGCTGAAGAAAGAGCCGATCAGCGAATACACGATCAGCCCGACACTCGGGGTTGATGTACAGGAAAAAGGAAAGACCGCTATCATCGTGGCCGGGCTGATTGTTCTGGTCTTTATGATTGCCTACTACTGGATGGCAGGTGTGATTGCTGATATCTGCCTGATTGTGAACGTCATTCTGGTTCTTGGGGTGATGGCGTTGATCGATGCCACGTTCACTCTGCCTGGACTGGCGGGACTGGTACTGACGATCGGGATGGCGGTTGATGCGAATGTCCTTATCTTTGAGCGTATTCGCGAAGAGCTACAAAAAGGTTCGTCACTGCGAATGTCGATTCATAACGGCTTTGCGCGGGCGTTTACAACGATTATCGATGCGAACCTGACGACCTTGATTTCTGCCATTATTCTGTATGCTCGCGGAACCGAACAGGTGAAGGGTTTCGCTGCGATGCTGTTTATCGGCATTATCATGAGTATGTTCAGTGCCCTTTACGTGGGGCGTCTTATTTTTGATGTTCTTGAACGCCGGGGAATGCTTTCCGAAAAAACCTTGCTGGGAAAAAGTTTGATTGGCAAAACGAAATGGGATTTTATTGGTAAGCAGATGCTCGCTTCCATCTTTTCGTTGACGTTGATCATCGCAGGCTTAGGCGTTTTAGTTACTCGTGGGAACGATAATCTCGATATCGACTTTACCGGCGGAGCGATGGTGACATTCCAGTTTGAAGATAACCTTTCCATCGATGAAGCACGCGAAGCGTTGCAAAAAGAGTTTGGCAACGACATGTCGGTAGAAAAACTTGTTGTACCAAGCCTGAAAGAGCAAGCGAAAGAAGATATCTTCTATCGATTACGAACAAAGAATCAGAATATCGATGAAGTTCGAGAGAAAGTTAACAAGGCGTTTGCCAATTCTGGTCATCAGCTGACCAAAACAAAATTGACGTTTGGCGAACTTGTCAAAATTGAGGATACTTCTCCCCAGAAAAACAGTGATGAAAAGGCAACCGAGAGCGAAGAAAAAAAGGAGGAAGTCAAAGATCCATTTATCGGGGGAACAAAAGCCAAGCTGACATTTTCAAGTAAAATGGCGATTGATGCCGCGTTAGATCATCTTGTCGAATCTTATGCAGCCCTCACCAATAAAAAGAAAGATGAAATTGGAAATACAGATGCTTTGATCAGCCTGGTTGGCATGAAAGGGGCTGAAGCGGATGCAGATGAATCGACGGTGAAACGTTACTCTGAAATGGAAATGAAAATCCGTTCGGAAGTTAGCATGGACGTTGTCAAAGCAACGCTCGAAAACATGCAAAAAGAAATGGAAAACAGACCGGTATTAAGCGAAGTCAACACATTTGATTCTTCTGTCGCGGGTGAAGCAAAATTGAATGCAATCATGGCGATGCTCATTGCGTTGGTCGCGATTGTGGCTTACATCTGGGTACGGTTCCAGCAGATTGCCTTTGGGTTGGCAGCCGTGGTCGCGTTGGTGCATGATGTTCTGGTGGTCCTGGGCATGGTCGCGATTGCTTCGGTGTTAAGCAACACACCGATTGGTCCGATGTTTGCCTTTACCGATTTCAAAATTAATCTTTCCATGATCGCAGCATTTTTGACGATCATCGGTTATTCACTTAACGATACGATTGTCGTGTTCGACCGCATTCGTGAAGTTCGAGGAAAAAACCCGGATATCAAAGCAGATATGGTTAACACCTCTTTGAATCAAACACTTTCGCGTACCTTGTTGACTTCGATTACGACATTGCTGGTTGTTGTTATTCTGTACTTCATTGGTGGTGAAGGATTACACGGATTTGCCTTCTGTCTTGTTTGCGGCGTTGCAGTCGGTACCTACAGTTCGATCTTTGTCGCCAGCCCGGTTCTCTTAAAACTGGCTAAGCGAACCACCTGATTCTTGATGACACAAAATGGCACAGGTCAATTTCGTGTGCCACGGCTCTGTGAGCCGTGATGCGTTGGAGTTAGTATCTTACCTGCGAAATGACATCTCGGATTTGGTGCGTTACGAGCTTAACTTATGTATCTTATCAATGAAATGCTGCGCAAAAGTGGCAGGATATTATTACCACGAAAAAAAAAGAGGCAAACCACGCAGGCACAGAGAACACCGAGGCAAAACAAAAAGAAGGCTCTCATTTTAGAAAAAAGAGTTTCACGCAAAGACGCGGCGACACAAAGAAAAAAAGAAAAGTTTTTAAGCAGATTAAATAAGCAGTTTGAATTCCAGTTTATTGCAGACGAAGCGGGAAATTCTTTGCGTCGCCGCGTCTTTGCGAGAGTTTTTTCTCCGTGATCTCTCTGTGGCTCTGTGGTTAATTTTATTTTCTTGTTTGGTTCCGGCTATGCTGGGTTAGCTTACAACGCACCTTACTTCCTTGGGAAATTTCTTCGCACGGCTCACAGAGCCGTGGCACTGAGCATTCATAATATCAGGCACAGCCTGACCTACTTCTTTCGAGGGAGCGACAAGATGAACTCTGCTGACGATTGGAGAACCTTGTTTGAGAGTTGGCCCGAGTCGATTCCCCGGCAGGGATTGGTTGTTACCATGCAGGGGGAAACGATCCCGTTTATCAGCTATATGGTCTCGGGGGGAATTCTTCTGCTTGAAAGAGATAAGCCAGACAGCCACGGCGCTCGTAAAGTGATGCTGGTTTATGATGCGATTGCTTCGGTTAAAATTACTTCCCCGATGGAACTGGCAAGATTCCAGGTCATGGGCTTTCAATCTCCGATGTAATCTTCTTGCGATGTGACCACTAAGCATTTCTGTAACACTTCGAGCATCTCGTCCAGTTCAATTCCTGTCATTAAAGGTAAAGTGACATGGTAGCC